CATATAACCACTAGGTACACGAAATGAATTTGCTGTGCTGCTAAAAAACGACATATCAGGAATTTGGTTTGGCCCGTTACCAATGGTTCGATAGCCCAGTTCTGACAAACCGAGGTTTTTCACAAACGCCGGTTTGTTGGGGATATCTGCCCCGTTCTGGTTCTTATCCAGTTTTCCCTCCATCGCCACCTGCAACGCCCGTACCGACTGTTGAAACTCTGTTTTATCTGCTTTTCCTTCTAATGCCGCCTGTAACGCCCGTATCGATTGCAGTGATACCGTCTGTCCATTCGGCAATGTCACGTCAACCACGCCATTCTGCGACATCCATTTGTCCATGTTCTGGAGAAACTGGGTGATGTAGCTGGTGTTGGCCACAATATGTCGGACGCCATCCGAGACGGAATCGGGGAGGGTGGTCTGAATCTGGTATTTCGCGTTATTCAGGGTGACCGTGGCGTTATCCGCCAGTACCAGTTCGGTATCGGAGTTCACCGCCTGAATCAGGTGGATTAAGTTGTTGTTGCCAGACCGGATTAACATCATCTGCCCGGGTGCAACGCCGTTGATATTGGATTTAAATTTCGTGCCCGTACCGCGGACAATAGCCGAGCCGGACACAGTTGAGACTGTGCCTTGTGAATAGTACATAGTGTGTTCCTGGGAGGTTAGAAGTAATCGTCGAAGTTAATCGCGTAGATGTCGTAGTCGATGGGTTTGTAGCTAAAGTTATTCACCTGAACATAGTTAAATTCCATACGCCCAGCCTCACTAATAGAAATTGCATTCCCTGAGAATACAAAACCCGAATCTGCAAATCGCCATGAGTTCCCGCCGACATTTTTGACCAGTTTCGCCAGCTGGTTAACCTGTACCATTGGTTTTGCAATGGTCTTAGTTGTACCACGCCCATTTCTCACCGATATCATTTCACCCGTAAAAAAGGGGGCATAATAGGAGGAATAGGTTATTTGTCCTGATACGTTGTAAATTGCGACACCCCATTCAGGCTGTTGCAACGGAAATCCGCTGGAGAAAATGACGACATGCACCTCACAGGCAACATCATTATTTACAATGACTTTATCGTGCGTCATGCCTATCGCTGCCCCGGCAGTATCTGTCCGGGCAAATACCAGACACTGCGTCCTGTTGGGAATAGTATCCGGCACCCGCCACTGCCCGTTTTTCCCCAGCGTGAATTTCCCACGATAGACGCAATAGCCTAACCGATTCTGGTCTGCAATCGTCGATATCCCATTCATGCCCGCCAGTTGGATACCAAATGAACCTGTATTCTTAGGGTAGCCGCAAACCTGAATATAGAAGTGTCTGTCATCATCATCGGAATAAGGCATAAACGCGTCGATTAAGGCCCCCAGTACGGTTTGATGTCCGATAGGAATATCACTGTATTCAAAATGCAGGTATTCTCCCTCCATTCTGATATTCTCAATCCTGAGATCAATAATGGCAGAAATCATTCCCCGCTGCCCGACCATGACAGTTTTTGTCGGTATCAGGACGATGTTAAAATCCCGCGCCTCAGGTATATGGCGTGTCTGCCGCCATCCGTATTTACGGTAATCGTCGTATAACGCCACCGACACTGTTTGTATCAGGCTTAATGTCTGCGCCCGATCTGAATCCAGATGGTACGGTTTACCCCCGTCACCGGGATGTATCATCATGCCCCAGCTCATATTTTTCCTACCTTAACCCGCATTGTTCCGCTGCTATCCCAAACCGTTAGTCCGGTATGATCTAATGCTACCCGCGCCCCGCTTGCCGAGCTTCGCATTTCAAACGCCCCACTTTTTGGCAAATTCCAACCACCGGAAGGCCAGTTATCTGAGCGCATCCCATCAGCGATTTTTATCATTGTGATGGAGGCATCTTTAATTTTCGCCCCGTCAATGACCGCTGTACCAAGAAAGGCTTCCTTGATAAAAACCTGACCATTCTTAATCACGAACACCGGCTCCATTTTCCCATTGGACGGATTCACCACGGTAAACTGGTTCGCCCTGACGCCGAAATGCGTTTCGACCCTGCCATTCTTTACCTCAGCCCCAATGACCATTCCCGCGCCATAATATTGTCCCCTGTAGTTCACGCCTGCCCCGATATCCTTGATGGCATAGCCGTTGCCGTCGATATTGAAAACTGCCGTCGCTTTCTCGCTGATAATGGCGGATTGCTTACCCAGTTGAACCTGAGTGCGTCGTTCATTGTCAGCCACGACCTGATCTGTTTTCGCTATGGCTTTCTGGTTTTCCTGTACGCTGGCTTTAATCTCGTTTCTGACTTCCCCGGCGACAGTGTTTATCTCTGCTTTCACTTCGCTGAAAGATTGCGCCCATACCTCTTCTGTGCTCGCAAAGACACGGTCAAGACGTTTGATTTCAGCCTTATTTTCCCCATCTCTTGCCATCAATTCAAAGCTGTTCTGCCGAATCGCCGCACCGTTGATAAGGGCAGCCTCGGCCTGATAATCAATCTGGGATTGCAGCCGTTTTCCGGCTTCGGCAGAAAAGAACTGGTTACCTAATTCATCCAGAATTTCCTTTGCGTTGTCATTGGGTTCTCCAACTGCTTCAACGAAATGCGACTTACCAAACTCATTTACACTGCGAACATAAAACCAATATGGCGTTCCCGCTTTTAATTGGCCCTTTATCCAAAATTTCGCAATACCCAGAAAATCGGCCTGTGCCTCAATTTCGTTGATATTGATAATCTGTTTTTCTGAAAACCAGAATTCAAACTGAGTATCCAGTGTCTTTGGTGCGCTGATATGAGGGATAACTTTTAACTCAAAAAATCCTGGCTCAATGTTAACGGCGGAAGGAGCGGCAGGGGCACCAATTACCATCTGAACCTTAGATTCATCGCCTAACATTCCACTGTCATCACGGGCGCGAACGCCCACCATGTAGTTTCCTGCTCCCAACCCATTAAAGTAATACTCAAGCTCTTTCGTATTGCCGCTGGAAACCACTTTATTGTCACGATAAACCGTCACATCAAAGGTGATATTGCGGCTAACAGTGGTAGTCGCCCACATCGCCCGTGCCTGTACCTGTGAACTATCCAGAACATAAGCAATGCTCAGGCGTTCAATGTTGGGAATCCGGATCACGTTTTGCGTAGCTGGATTACCCTTAAAATCGGCTCCACTATCAACAATTGCCTCTTTTTGGGGTTCATGCTGAATGCAGGTAAAATTGTAATTACCCGCTTTGCTGTCCTCGGCAATACTCATGACTCTGAATAGGCGTGTGACGAGTGATCGCTTGGAAATGGAGAACACACCCCATTGACGCAATCCTTTAGGCTCATCTTTCAGTGTGACAACATCACTATTGACGGACTCAATATCAACCCGAACAAATTTACCCTCACTCCCCATGTAGGAAAAATAACCCGATTCCCCTTTTGAGAATTCTGCGGGGGCGTCAATGCGAACGGTTTTACCTGAAAATGAAAGTACGCGTCCACCAATACGCGCAGCAGCAAATGTGTTATCGGCAATCTCAACGATATCGCCCGGTATGCAGTTAATTCCCTCACGACCTGCGCTGAACGTCACAGAATCGGTTTCGAGCTTTTCGGTTTCGATGATCCATTTACCGACACGGTGAGCCTGTCCACGACTGGTGCAGCCAAAGGCAGTCACTTTTTTGACATTGATCCCCAAACGAGCTACCAGTTCATCATCCTGAATAATTTCCCGCTCGTCTTTCCAGCCATTATCGGGGTTAGTCCATGTGACCTCAATCATGGTGTGTCTGGCTTTCTTTGCGGCAGAACTGTAGTTAAATTTCCCCTCAATCACGTTGGCATTAGTAAATGTCCATACTGGATCAGATGGCCTATCCTGAAACGCAGTCAGTTTCAAACCGTCCCATACCTGCATACCACGGAATACGGACGCCAAATCATCCAGTACATCCCGCGCTTTGCGTTGAGTGGCTATGTAGGCATTGCAAGTAAAGCGGGGTTCAGTCCCCCCAAATCCATCAGGAACGGGCTTATCACAATATTGCGCGATGGCATATAGAGCGAATTTATCACAACCAAATGACCCCATTAATTTTCCAATGCCATAGCGGGTATTGGTCACTAAATCGTAGAAAATCCATGCCGGATTATTACTGTAGGCGGGTTTAAATCGTCCTGTCCAGACGCCTTTATACTCACGGGTTTCTGGATTGTAGTTATCAGGAACCTGAATAATCATCCCTTTGATGTGATAGGTGCGTTTGGGTGTGTCGGCAAACTGTGATCGGTCAATACGCATACCGACCACAGCGCTATTGGGGTAACTCATCAAAGTATCGGTAATTTCGGTATAACTGGCCCAGACTGTACCGTTGCGGAGCTGGTCGTTCTTGCTGTCATCTGTTAAGCGGCTCACTCTGATTTGGAATGGCTTTTTCTTGGGTGCATCAATGGTATGAGATTCTAAATACTGTCCACTGATTTTCCCTGGCCCTATCTGAACGGTCTTAACATGCTGCCAACCAGAACCATCATTCACATCAATAGCCATTTGCACCGAACTATTGCTTTGATTGCCTTTACTATCTGTTTGAATGAGCTGACTAACACCCAGTGTAAACCTGACTCTATCTACATCACGGTTGGATACAGACCTGAGAATAGGCGTGTCTTTTTTCACTTCAACACTGACAGGAATTTCACTCTCAACGAATGGATAATCACTGAGTGGCTCTTGGGATTGAGTGCCAGCACGCCATTGCACAGTAACGCCGTTAATATTAGGATTGCCATTTTTATCAACAATAGGAGTTCCATTAATCCTGAATCCATGCAGCCCGCCTACTGGCCCTTCTATTTGTCCTTCGCCGACCAGATCAACAATTCTCAAAAACTGTTTGTTTTTTAGGTTATCATCAACCAATGTTGGCGTACTGCCACCACCTCCGCCCTTACCCATTATTCCGTCTCCAAACCTTGCGAAATCACATTTGAACCCACCACCAGCTCACCATATGCAATCGGAACCGGATACCCCTGACCAATGCGGTTTTCCAGTGAATTGAAATACTTATTGCCTTCCGTTTTGCTGGAACCCATCTCCGGGCCATTAGGCATTTTGGTGAGCATAGAAGCCAAGCCAGCCCCGATTAATGCAACCCCTGCAATGGCTAGCCCAGTTGCTACTGTGCCAGACATTCCCGCCCATGCCCCAATGGATGCGCCGCCCGTGTAGAATGCAGCAGCAACGGCAACAACGCCCAAAATCACCATGCCAACGCCATTCCCACCAGCACCACCAACGACCGGAACAATAGTAACGGTATCACCATCATTGAGCGGGTGATTCATGCCTCCGGGAATGCTCTTTTCTGTCATGTCCCGCCCGGCAATACGAATGCGTATATGCCCGCCAGAAAGCGCTTGCTGGAATCCGGTTAACTGGTAACACAAGCATCTGACCGCTTCTGCTGCATCACGCACTTCTAATTCGTAGCGACGGCCAAATCTTCTAAGATGGCCTCCCAGCTGTAACTTGACCATTGTCTATGTCTCCATATTGAATGCGTGTATCTGAGCCAGTAACCGTCGTAGATATCACGTTTACTGATACGGTCTGGTCTATGGTGTAGTATTTGCTGATTGTCGATATAGATAGCCCCGTGACAGGGTGTCTGGCTACCTAAGCAAATAAGAATGATGTCGCCGGGCTGAATCTCATCAACCTGCTCAAACCCCTGACCAGCGCTGTTATCGATATAAAGATTCTGCCCTTTGTTCCACCACTCATCCTCACGCTCGGCATCTATTAATTCAATACCGGCAAGATGATAAGCATCCCGGATGAGCGAATAGCAATCCTGTACACCGTGAATAAATTCCCGACCTAATAACCGTGGAACAGGGCGGAATTTATGCACCCGATCACCACAGGTTAACCACCATGGCAAGCTCGTTCTGATTTGTTGTTCCCTGTCTCCGGTACTCAGGCGAGGTCGCCCATTTGGGTGACTGTGAACAATCGCCTCAATATCGGCAAAACATTCTGCCGTTATCCAGTCATCAGGATTAATTTCAAAGTAGTTCTCAGGATCTACCGCAATATTTCGGCATGGGAAATAGCGCCCACCTGAAATCAGGCCGCACGATTCCCTCACCCCTTCCGCTTTCGCGTGAGCGATAATGTCTTGTTCAAGCATGGTATTAACCTAGTTTATTGGCACCCAAAAAGCCGCCAAATGGCATGGGCTGAGGACGCGGAAAGCGTTTAACACACCCGCTATATTTCTTCGAGCACCGATCTTTGAGTGGATTGGTGATTGGCTGGTCTTTCTCATCTGCCACAGGAGGGCCGTCATAGCCACAATCAGCAGAACGATACTGCCAGCTACAAATATCCGCCTGAATGACTCTCGCAGGAATTAGCGCACCGTCAGTTTCACTGGGCAGAGCAAGTACATAGGTCACAAAGTCCGCATTAGAATCTTGTTTCTGTTCTATCAGGTACTTGCTCACGGCTTCTCGTGTTGGATCGGCCTGTGGATTACCATTCGGGAAATTCACTGCATCCAGATAAATCTCAGGCACTTGATGGCGCGTCACTACTGCACCTAGCGCATCATTGAAATCCTGATTGATTGCCGTAATGAACCCGTTAATATTGGCAAAAACCATTTTAGGGCGAGAACTTGGCCCCTTGCCACTCATCTCAAACCCTGTCACTTCAACCGGATACGCCTCATAGCGCATACCCTGCCAGATAACCGGCTGTAACTTTCCGTTCATTCCATCATGAAAACGGTAGATGTCGCCACCAAAGACTGTTAAATCTATCTCATACAGATTGAGAATGGCATTCTGAGCCAGTTCGGTAACCTCAATCCGCATCTCTTTTGGGATATCCCTCACGCGACCACCTCTTCAAAGACACAACTAATAGACCACATTAACCGCTGTCGATTCACTGTCCATGAACGGCACACAAAAGTACGTAACTGGTGATCATCACTGGTTAGCCATGCGAATGATTCGACGGCACCTCTGGCTCGCAGAAACTCATCAATGGCTCGCCCCGTTTTCAGCTTCTCAACGAAGCTGAGTTGGTACTTTTTGAGCTGATTGTTAATGCCGTCTTTGATGCGCTGCTCGTAGCCATCGCCAAATCGAATCACTTTGACCCGTGGTTCATGACTGACCTCATAGTTACCCTGTGGCCGCCATTTAAATTCTGGTTTTGTCATATTTACTCCATTAAAAAACCCTCCGAAGAGGGTTATTTTTAAATTTGACTTAATACTGTCTTGAGTTTTTCTTTTGCCATTTCTATGGCCTTATTTTCCATCTCTTCAAGAGTTAACTCTTTGCTATATGGTAATTCAACCCATGTTTCAAGTTGACATCTTTCGCTTTGATCTGTGTAAACATCAACCGTCATTCCAATTGTTTTCTCGCCAAAAACAGGCCCTTTTTCTATATCGTATTCTGAATGGTAGGTAACTCGCGTAATCAAAAATCTCATTATTTTTCCTTTTAATATCCGACTTTCTCAAAAAGACCATTATCTCTCATTTGGTTCACGACAAACTCGTTCATTTTAGCATCAATGATATTTGAAAGCATTCTTGCATCTTGCTCCGTAACCCCGCCTTGTGTAGTAATTGTGATCTGATTTGTTTGCTGGAGAACAATGGTCTTCCCATTGCCACTCCCCATATCCCGATTACTGATCACCTTGCCTCTATCGCCCGGTATCATGTACTGGTGACCATTATTAGCCTTGAATATCTCCGGCTTATTATTCTCACCAATACGGTAAGCACCGTTCGGACTGACTGGGCCACCGTTTTTACGAGCACCGAGCAACGCAATCATCGCAGGTACAGCAGTTGCCATTGCCATCATACCGACTGTAGCCGCTGTTCCCATTGTTGCTACGCTGGTAGCCGCAGCAGCAGGAGCCATTGCCGTAGTAATCGTCGCGCCTGTGGCAACTGCCGATGCCGCCGCCGCAGTATTCACGGCCTTACCGATAATCATGTTCTTTATTTGCTGCATACCCATCTGAACCAGTGCAGATACCGCCTCATTCGTGATAGTAAGCGCCAGATTTCTCATAGCTTCATTGGCGGTCTGAGTGCCAGTTAGCAGCCCTGTGATAGCATTGGCTGAACGCTGGCCCAATGCTTCAACGGCATCGCCCAGAAATTGATACATCTCATTCTGGCCTTTCCATTGCTCCCATTGAGCGGTAGTCATATCATCATTGAATTTACGGGTCAGTTCAGATTTGAGTTGCAAGATTCGTTCATGCTCGCCAATATCATGGGCATTATAAGCATCCAGCATAGCCATTTTCTGAGCGTATTCATTCTGGAGTTGCTGGATAGGGTCTACTTTACCCAACATTTCTTCATTAAAGCCCACCGATGAATCAACTTTCTTGTTAATTTCATCTTCCGTTTGCTTATTCTTATAACGCTCTCTTATCTCTTGCTCGCGCTTATTGAACTCTTCTATTTCAATCAAGCCCTGAACCTTGACGTGCCTCAAATGCTCAAGCTCTTCATCCATTGCCTTTTTGGATTTCGCTAAAGAATCTTGTTCCAGCGCCCACTTTCTGGCTTCGTAATTCTTTTCCAGATCGTATCTTTCTGCTGCATTTCTTCTGGCTTTTTCAATCTGTTCCTCGCCAGAACCTTCCGGCATGGCTTTAGCAGCATCGTACATAGCCATTTCACGGCTAGCTTCCTCGTAGCCTGTTTTGAGACGGTCTATTTCGTCACGCTGACGTTTGAGTGCTGCGGTAATATCATCTGATCGCCGTTTGGCTTCATCGGCGGCTTTTTTAGCTGCATTTTCCGCTTCTCTGGCGGCATCTTCTCGTTGTTTTTCAGCCTCTTTGAGCTGTATATTTTCTTTGACTGAGGCCTTTAAATCTTCTTTTTGCCCTGAGCTTGCCCCTAGTTCGTTAGCTTTGAACTCTGCGGCTTTTAAGTCTCGTTCTAACCCCTTTTTGGTTCTGAGTAATTCATTTTCTTGCTTGAGCTTGGTGATAAAATCTGCCGCTTTTTCAGACGCCTGATCAGACTCTTTATTCTTATCCTTAATGGCATCAGTGTTCTCATTAGTCAGCGCGGTGTTCTCAGCAATGGCTTTACTGGTTAGATCAATGGCTTTTTCATAATTACTCTCGACCGTTTGCATATCCTCAAGCTCACCTTTAGCTAGAGCCAAATCTTCTCTGAGCTTCTTCATTTCCTTTTCAGATTTTGTTGAGTATATAAAACGGCCATTTTTATTAACATCATATTGAATGCCACTTACTTTTACTTTTTGTTTTTTTACCTGTTCACGTTGTTCGTCTAGTTTTCTTTCTAATTCGACTTTATTCGATTCAAGTTTGGCCTTACTCAACTCCTTTAAGTTACCGGTCAGACTCTCGACCGTATTAGATAGATCTTTGGCCTCGTTCTTCGCTTCTTCTGCTCGCTGGTGGAAATAATAAAGCGCTGCTGCTGCCAGCATAACCACACCAAGTGGCCCACCTAAAAATGACATGGCTGCTTTGAGTCCATTCACTGCAATAGTTGCGCCTCTTGAGGCTGCTGCGAATCCTGTTTGAGCGGCAGTGACTGCATTTTGTGCGGTTCCATATGCGACTGTTGCTGTCGTTGCTGTGGTGCGAGCGGCGGTTAATCTGGCAAGTGCTGCTGTAGCTGCATCAGTTCCCTTCGCTGCTGCATATTCAGCCTCAGCGACACGCAGGGCTGATAATGCAGCTTCCTTATCCAGCGCTGCTTTTCTCAACGTCATTTCGGCGGCATAGAGTACACTTTGCGCTTCTGCTTTATTAGCTTGCGCTAATGCTATAGCAGCCCTAGCATTTGTTATCTTTTGGCTCGCCGCTAATGTCATCGCACTAACCATCCTCGACCCCATCACAACGGCTAAAGCAGTCGCAGCACCCGCAACAAGATCCATGTTTTCACTAACAGTAACCAGAGTGCTATTAAATGCTTTAAGCGCTGTTTGAACTGTGGTTGATTGACCAAAGAACCGAGTCATATTGTTAGCTGCCATTTCCATTGACTGGCTCATAGTCGCTGAGGTTTTATCGAATTCTTTAGCGATAGTTCCAGCCTGAGCTAGAAAAGCCTGAGCTACGACCGTGGACGTCAGTTTCCCCTCCGCCGCCATCTTCCTTAGCTGACCAATATTCACGCCAAGGTGATCGCTTAATGCTGCAATTAAGCGACTTCCGTTCTCAGACATGGAGTTAAATTCTTCACCACGCAGAACGCCAGAGGCCATAGCTTGCGAGAACTGAATCATGACGCTCGATGATTCCGCCGCAGTTGCACCTGAAACGACCAGACCTTTTGCTACAGTTTCGGTTAGTTTTGCGACATCATCAGCCGATGTACCATAAGCACGGGTAGCTCTTTCAAGGCGACCATACAACGCGGCGGTAGAATCCAGACTGGCACGGGAGTTTTGAGCAATAGTGAATACGCGCTCAGATACTTCTGCCAGTGATTCATTTGCTTTCGTGGCGTTGACCAGCTTGTTATTTACCGTAACCCACGCATCAGCATAGCCAGCTATTTTCTCAACAGATAACGCTGCTGTTACCGCAGTGGCAGCTCTTGATAGACTCAATATCGCCTTTTCTGCTCCATTAACCGCCTGTCCTGTTTGGTTAAAACGTTGCTCCACCTGTCCCAAGCGCGAATCTAATTGCCGTTGCGCTGTCAGCAATTGCGCTACATCCATTGATACCTGATAAACAATGTTGCCTACTTGATGTTCTGCCATTTTCTAGCCCCTGAAAAAATCGCTAAAGCGACTCATTTTTGAACAATAAATTCTTGCCATAGTCCCGAAATGGGACTAGAGTAAAAGTTATGAAAATAATATCCGTTGCATCACTGAAAGCGTTCTGGGAAAAGTACCCGGATGCAGAGCAGCCACTAAGAGCTTGGTTTGATGAGGCTAAAAAAGCCTCTTGGAAAACACCTGCTGACATTAAGGCTCAATACCGCAACGCAAGCATTCTGAAAAATAATCGAGTGGTATTTAACATTAAGGGAAATGATTATCGATTAATCGTCTCCATCTTTTACCCCGCTGGATGGGTATACGTTAAATTTATCGGTACTCACAAACAGTACGATGCCATAGATGCTAATACCGTAGATATGGAGTAAAAATGAATATTAAACCTATCAGAACAGAACAGGATTATCAGGACGCACTGAAAGCCATTGCGCCACTATTCGATAACCAACCCGAAACTGGCACACCTGAGTTTGATTATATGGAAGTTATGGTATTACTGATTGAAGCCTATGAAGAAAAACATTACCCCATTGACCCGCCAGATCCGATTGAAGCTATTAAATTCAGAATGGAACAATCTGGCCTGACTGTAAAAGATTTAGAGCCAGCCATTGGTAAGTCTAATCGTGTCTATGAGGTTCTGAGCAGAAAACGTAATCTAACGCTGCCCATGATCCGCAATTTACATGGCATGTTCGGAATACCTGCCGATATCCTGATAAAACAAACAAATAAAGCCCCATAAGGGGCTTCAATTACCAAACTGGCAGTTTGATGATCTTATTATCTTGCTATAAAACGTTTTCCCATTTTACTTAAAAGCAAAGAAAATAGAGTTGCCAACGAGCCAATGATAGTTATTGATACTCCACCCGTCATATAGAGTTGTCTATCTGCAATCAATCCAGCATTAATCACCTCATCATAACGACTAATGGTTACACTCATGGTAATAGCATAAAAACAAATACAAATGCCAATGAGTGCTAATATAACGCCTATCCCTTTCAGCATAGAGACATCATTAACATTCAACTCGCATTCTTTGGCTTTCATTTCTTCTGCCAACACATTACGCATAGCCATCTTTGCATCGTCAGGTTCATTGAGAATAAAAGCATCAAAGGCGTCATAATAATCTTGATGAGTTAGCATTACCGCATTAAGGTCACCATTATATTGATATTGTCCAGTGGCTTTATTTATCTCTGACATTAACTCTCTTATTGTACGCCTATTGGCCTGATAGCATTCGCTATCATCATTCTTCGTGAAAATTTTGTAGTAATCTCTTGGTTCACCCGGTATTAATACTTCCGACATAATCATCTCCAAAATTAAATTTTTCTCACACTAAAATCATTAAAGACATTGTTCTACAATTTCTTTTCTATTTGATTCAAGAGGAATGGCACCAAGTACTGTTTTGTAGAATTTCACATTCGATCCATTCCCAGAGCTTTTTACATCTGCAAACATGACATCATTGACAGTAAATATAGTAATTTTGTCACCGAAAGATTCAGTATGAGTTGTATTATCCCTTTCCAGCAAAACTCTTGTATTAGTCCATCCGTTATATATACATCCTGCAAGCTCTTTTGCAGTCTTATTACTATTTCCTTCAAACCGTGGAGTTTCGCTTCTGGCTTCATTGGGGGTTGCCAAGCATCCAGACAACATCAACGTTGATAGGGCCACTCCAACTATTAATATTTTCCTCATCACAATCCCTCATCGTTAAATTTTGCTCATGATACCAACCAATTAGCGCAAAACAACGAAAAATGCCACGGTTAAGTGGCATTTATGTGATGGTTATTTGATTAAGGTCGTCCTTGGGTTAGTGTTAGTTCAACAACACCTTAGAGTTCCGCTCAATTGCAGTCTTGAGAGAAAATAAAGAGCCGTCTATATTAGAAAGTGCAGTATTAAACACCTTGGCTATATCAGGAGTTAGGACAGATAAATGCGGGTCAAGTCTGTCCCAAACATCTATCAACGTACCCAGTTCCCTATATGCAGCGTTAACATTATCAACCTCAGTTGACAAATTAATATGGTTGCATGTGGCTCTCTTCGCCTTAACCTCACCAGTAGTCCAGTACTCGTAGAGAACGTCATCGCACTCTTCCTGATACCGGATAACTTTATCCCTGATCGATGCTTTAACTTTATTCGGGCTGATAGTCGCTAACCAGCCAGCGAGTTTGCGGAGAGCGAGGCAAGTCATATCTTGATTACCTGTTTTGGTAGGTATTTCGATTTCCGAAACACCTTTACTAAAGCGTTGTTTTAACTTAACAAATTGAGCACCCCAAGCTAAACCCATACCTTCAACAATAGGTTTCATTGGTACATACGGCTCACCATTATAATTAACAACATAGAGATCTGAGCCATAAAATGGAACGTTAATAGTTTTACTAACTTCTTTAGTTGCTATAATAGACATGTCTATTTTCCTTGAGATGGTATTAGACGATTTAGAGGCCCCTGACTATTAGCAGTAGTTAGGGGCTTCGCCGTTTCAGAGCGGTACTATTTATTACGTAATTGTAACTTTTTGTAAAGGTGATATATTTCGAATTGCGAGACACCTCGTATTTTCAACCATTTACACACGAAATACGTGTAAATTTGTATTGTTAACCCTAGCAATCACTGTTAAATTGGTTAATCCTGTTGAATAGATCAGTATTTGATCGCCATCCTTGGCGCTCAATCCTTACGCTGCTTCAACGCCGTGAATTAAATGTCTAAGTGCCTTAATGCCGTTCTCGTTATAACGGAATGCTTCCACTTGCTTACTTGAGTGAGCTGACTTGTCCAGAAAGAATTTACCGTGTTGTTCATTTTTGAGGTTGTGCTCATTGGCAACACGCCCGATTTTGTTTGCCGATACATCCAGCATCTTTCCTACTTCACCTGCTGTGTAGTATTTTTCTTCCAACACAGGAAGAGGAACAGCTTCAAAGCCGACTATGGGGTTAACGATATTAGCGGCTGCACATTGTTTTGCTTCATCGCTCAGATTTGGCATCAAGTCAAACAGGTTGGAGATCGCATCAACCGACATCTTTAACGTTCTGGCACGACGGTATTCTGGTAAACCTGACTGGCTCTGCTTGATTGAATAGCTACCCGTTTCCATAATGGACGGAAGTACAGATTCAAATACCCAATCCTGAAAACGTTCAGCAGAAGGTAAATTACTGCGCATGACCAATCTGAACATATCTGATTGTCCAGCAAGGATAATTCCACGAGGATTTTCACCCAACCCTAATTCTCGCGATTCGCTATAATTAAGTTTAATCAATGGCTTACAATGCTTACTTAAGGCATCCGATGGGTTTGCATAGCCTAACGCCTCAGCCAACTTCACAGCAAAAAACACTGGCTTGCCTTTATATTTCAGGCCAGAAATGGTTACTAATTGGTCGTTACTTGACTTAAACTCGAAATGTTTGATAATGGAATTCATATATCTCTCCAGTGATATACCTATGGATGCCAGCAACTTCAATTTGCTGGTTTTCTGTTTTTAGAACACCTGCAAGTGTTCTGGAAAATTAATTTGTCATTCGTTACAATGGCTAAGTTGTTTATCTCACGGTAAATAGCACTCAGAAGCCCTAGTCTGTTCGCGCAGCTAGGGCTTCACTGTTTCTATGCTGCATTCTTCCTTTGCCCTATTACTCTATTCATTCTGTCCTTCAAAATTTTCACAATCTCGGCATTTAGAGAGCGCCCGCTCTCGTTGGATTCTTCTTCATACCACTCTCTTAATTCAGGCGGCATTCTTAATGGATACGGGGGTATTCTTTGTTTATGACTCATAATGAATCCTTTTTATCCTTCAAAGCATCTTAATTTATTCAAATGATGGATCATAATGATTCACTTGTCAAACAGATATTTGATACCTACACTGCCAATTAGTGAGTCTAAAGGAGTCAAAATAATGTCACGTATAGCGCCGTACCCTTTAAGAATGCCGCCCGAAGTTAGGAGTAACTTAGAAAATGAAGCACAATCCTCAGCAAGGAGCTTGCAGCAAGAAATTCTTTTCAGATTAGAAAAGTACCAACAAATAGAGACACTTATTGTCTCAACTCAGAAAAACAGAGGTGATATATATAAAGGCGATATATATGACTATATTGCAGAACTAATGAGAAAAGCTAAATCCGCAGAAGAAAAAGACGAAGAAATAAATAGACTAAAAAAAGAAGAGGCCGAGCTACGTAGTTCACTAAAACTTTCAGAGACTGATAGGTTCATGAAAATCAGTCAGCAATCGGAAATCATTGAAAAAGCTGTCGGTCTTTTGATTGACGCATTACCACCTAACTACAAAAAATAAGCCCTATAGGGCTGCTTGTGGCTTAATTTTGCGCTACTGATGAGGTCGCGTAAAACTTTTACGTGACTATCTTTCAATGGGTTATGCTTTAATTATGCAGATTTGCATAGTTTATCTTGGTGAACGATGTGCATTTTTGCATATCAATACTTATCGGTAGAGCAAGGCCCGAATTTGGGCTTAGGTTATATATCAGCAACTACTCAACAAAAAAGCCCCGTAAGGGGCTGTTTACATAGATAACGCTTTCAGAACATTGACAGGATCTTTCTCTATCGCTTTCAACAGGGCTTTTGCTGGGCCAGTCGGTTCTCTCCTTCCTTGTTCCCAATTACGTAGAGTTCCAACATTAACGGAAATTAACTTAGCAAAACCCGCCTGACTTAAGCCAGTCGCCTGACGAATACTTTTTACCTTCACCGCCTCAACAAGTGTTTCACGAGAAGGCGCACGCTCGCCATCAATAATCTCATTCATTTGTGCCATGCTTTCGGTGAGTCTGGCAAATAATTTGCTATCCATTGTTACCACCTCTCATTTAATGCTCTCAGGACTTTCTTTTCCGATTCACTGAGGTCGTCTTTGACGCCTTTTTTGTAAATCAGCAACAGTCTGATATGTGAGACATCGACTTTGTAATAGTAAATAACACGCACACCACCACGCTTGCCTTTACCTCTGGACGCCCACCTGACTTTACGTAGTCCACCTGTGTGTTGGATAACATCACCCGCCGTGGGATTGTCTGCAAGGTATTGCTGAAATTCACGATATTCATCATCACCTAACAGCTCTTTGCAATCTTCGGTAAAGATAGATGTCTCGATAAATATCATATCTAAGTGCGCCAATGGTGTATGATTGATACAATAATAGGCTTATTTATAACATAAGTCAATGGCGTATATGTGAGCAAAATTTGAAAGATTGGTGTCTATTTCTTCATACTCACCAACCTTCGCTTACCGCTCATCAGGTCATTAGTACGCTGATCATCAGCATCAATAACGGCGTCATATTCCTCACGAGTGAAGCCTTTTTCATCAGGGAACTTGGCTTTCAGCATCATCTGAAACTCAGTCATCGTTAACTGCTCGGCTTCTTCGCGGGGCATATTGAAATGGGTGCGTGCTGCGTTGATGTATTCAATGGCCTTAAACTGGTCAGAAAACGCTTCCGTTCCTTCATGTCGCTGGAGTTTGCGGATTTTGACCCGACCGATAACACCATGCGTTATCAGTTCGCAAGCAATGACAATGATGTCATTAATTGGCAAACCACCCGGACGATACACAACTCCTTTTCGCCCCGGACGCCATTCACCGATTAGCTCTTCCGCGTCATCGTTACAGCACGCCTGTATCACTATCATGGCAGTTGACAGGACATTGCGGCCAAATGCAGGTTTGCGCATCAGTTTAATCAGCCAATCGGGAAGTGTGCCGTAAGCCGCCAGCGCTCGGTTAATTAACTCCTGAGTTTCTGCCCCATTGAGAAAAGTGTAAGTCGCCACAATCTGGTGAGGTGTACCGATACGTGTCATTGCTGCAAAGGATGGTCGTAGAAAAAAATCTCGTTTATCAGTAGAGATAATCATCTCACCAATATCAATAATGGGCGTCATAACTCCTCCTCCTGAACATTATCAAGGGCACTCGTAAGCACCCTTTGTAATGTTATGCCGTGACGGTCACTGCACATTTTGCGGATTTATTGCCGTCCCGTGTTTTCACTGTGATATTGGCGGTTCCTTCCGTAATGCCTTTTACTGTTACCACGTTACCTATCTGGCTCACTGTCGCAATGCCGGGCTTGTCTGATACTGAGGTATAGGTTTTGTCAGTAGCATCAGTAGGATTGAAATTAACTACGAATGAGCCAGTTTTCCCTACTGCTACTGTCAATGACTGAGGGTTAACAGAAACTGATTGCACCGCAACCTCTTCAATTAACCATTCAACCGTATCAGCGTCACTGACTTTCAGTTCGCCAGAGTATGTAGCAAACTCGCTAGAGCCAAACTGAGATGACCATGATGTAAACACCATGTACGCCTGTAGTACCAGTGTATCTTCGCCGGTGAAATCCATTTGTACCCAATACGCCGGCTGGCGGCCCGCTTGAACTTCCTTGGGGATCTCCTTTAATAGTCGCAGTGGGCCGAAGTCGTCTGCTTTATCCCGCTTACGGTATTCACCGTCAAACGAGATAGTTAAGTCCATACTGGTTACGACGCTTTCCACCAGCCCTTTTGAATCATCAGCCTCAGATGTCAGTGTGTTGGGTGACAGGTCAAATGATTTGGTGGTCAATGCACCTATCCGAAAAAATGCAGATTGATCTGGCACTGCATCAGGGCAACCCTGCGCAATGCGAATAATAGCGTTACGACCAATCAATTTATTGGTTTCTACCGGGCAATCTGCCATGTGAATAACCTCGATTAATAGATATTAAAAAGGCCGCTTTATGCGACCTGTTATGATGTACAACGGAATAGTAACCGGATGACGTACCGGTTCTCTTGGGTGGGGATAGGGGTTGTCAAGCCGCCAAGATTAAAAACAGATGTTAAGCAATCATCATCGGGGTGAGAGGCGACGTAATCGAGAATTTCTTGTGCCCGTTGAATGACTGGCTGTGGGTTATTTTGTCCACTGACCAAAATTACCTGTACATTGTCATCAGCCCCTAAATCATCCAACCGGGCAGTTCCACCAGCAGGCTGAAAAACCATATACTGCATCTTCCCACCATCGCCTTTTTGCTCAATCCAAGTGAGCATCTGGATTGTGAATCCATCAGTCAGTCCGGCATTAGCCAGATAATGGCGGAATTGTTCAAATACACTCATAGTGATTTCAATTCCTCCGTTACGGCCTTGTCGATCTGTTGCCTCATCTCATCAAATCCCAGTTTCAGGAACGCCTTCTTCGCTGTTGCTCTACGGAAGTTTTGCTTAATTTTCGGATCATGAACGTAAACCGCATAATTCGCAGAATAGCCCACCCTCCCTGTCAGTCGCACCCCGTCAAAACGAACATCGCGGAACTGAGAATTAATCAGTGTGGAAGTATCGATAGGGGTATAAAGCGCGGCCTGAGCACTGCCGATATACAGAGCCTTATACATAGCCCGAACCACTTTCCGTCCCCGGATATCGCCGATTAAGACACTGAGCCGGGATTTGGCCTCACGAATACCTGTGACTTTGACGCCCATATCAGACTCCTGTCACTAGCGCATAATCATCTGCCAAACGTTCGAATGTATCCGCATAACGAGCTATGTGTTTGATTTCGTCGGCTCCTTCCTCTATAGGGTTCGGATTTGATGATTCGCCAATCAATATGTAATCACCTGTAGATGCATCAGCAAACTCAGTCCAGAATGTGTTTTTAGCGACAATCTCAGTACCAATACCTGATATTTTGCTAGACAGCCCACCTTGATAATCACACATGATGATTTGCGGCTCTTTATAACCAAGAGGACTACCATACTCATTATTCCCCAGCCGCTTCCAGAATGTACAAGGGGCGGTATACGCCCAGTTAGCCACGCTGCTCATATTCACCCCACCACATCAAAGAAGCCGACAGATTTACTCTCCAGCGGTAAGCCAGACAAGCAGCCGGATGTATCCCACACTCTGATTTGTTTAAGCAGATAATCCGTGCCAGCAGAGTCATAGTTGAATGAGCGGGAACCGCCAGATGGCGAACCCTGCGAAGCAATTTTCCTTGCTCCGGACAGTGACGCCAGACGAACCGCCGCATAAATAAGCAACAATTTTTGTAAACTTTCATCATAACCATGAGCCGCCATACACTCAGATTTTTCATTCACCTGATTCAATAACAACTCCAAGACTGAATCAGGCAAAGTAAAACCCAGTTCGGCGATCATCGACTTAATGTCATTCAGCGTTATCACCATCTGATTTATCCTTCTTGCCGCCTTTGCCCCTGGGTGGTTTTTCAGGCTCAGGCTCAGGCTCATTAGTATCTTGCGTTGGTGTTGCTACTTCGAAAACACTATCTTCGATTAACTCCACCAGCCCAATTAATGCCCATCGCTGCGCTGTGGCCTGATCCACTTCCGCAAAATCACCAACCTCCAGTTTTTGGAGATTGGCACCGGAAAACAGATTACCTGCAATCACTTTCACCAGTGCCATAACGTTTCCTTATCCTTTAGCGAACAGAACGCCGTGTTTGTTGTTGATATCGGTCTTGACCATCAGGCCAGCCGCACCCCATGTGCGCCACACGTAGTCTGAGTTGTAGTACTGACGTGGATCGGCAACCGTACCGAATGCTTGACCAACGACAGGCGCAATAACACCCGCCCCCAAAGGCACAACCAGAATTTCGTTACCTTTCAGCTCGAAATCCTCTTTGATAGCTTTGATACCGATCAGGCGTTTAACCTCTTCCAGCACAGTACGGGTTGAATTCACATCGAAGTAAATCTTCTCCCAGTGAGACAGAATGTCACCGGAGACATACCACGTCTGTTCGGCGTACATGTTGTTTTTCAGTCGCAGAGTGTCACGGAGTGCAATGGCTCCTTCGCGGGTTGCTTTAGCGTCTGATTGGGTAAAGTCGATATTCAGGCCACCAGCGCCCAAATCCACCATGCCAACGCGCTCATCAGCTTTCAGTCCTTTCCATGTTTTGCCGTCAAACTGAACATAGTTGCCTTCACTGTCTCGGAATCCATTAAAAATGTAACCCATGTACTGACGACGAACACTGTCAACCGAACCTCGTTGCGCATCAGCCAGAGAAGCCAGTGCTGAGCCTTTATTGAAAATCGGGTCACGCCACTGGAATTTGAATCCAGAATCGTGAATCGGCACCATCGTTCCATCGAAGGAGTATGCGCGAGCATCCAGTGCAGCACCAATCTGTCCGCTCATGGACGTATGCGCCCAGCCTTTGCCACCTGTACGAGCGTACTCATACACGGACTCTTCCAGACGAACAGAACGAGAGAGCGGCATCAGGTCATTCAATAAGGTGAACTCTGTGTTAGGCTCAAATTCTGCCAGTACCGTTTGGTCATACGAACGGTACAAACGACGAATATCGTCAATAGCGTTGACCGCGTTCAGTATAGGTGCGTTATCCGCCTCTCCCTGCCAGCGAGTGCGAGCCAAAAAATCAGCCACCGCTTGCGCTGAAGCATTACGTGCCGTTTCGAGCTTGCGGAACTGCATTTGGTTGACTGCCAGATTACCGGTTTTTTCACCGATAGATTTTGAAAATACAAACATTCATGTCTCCTTACTTAATAACCACGCGAACCAACTCACCCGCTTTAACGGTGATGCTGTCTTCTTCTATATAGGCAAATGCAGCCCCATCACTGGCAGCTTTAATCTGACCATTAGCGACCGTCACTGGCTGGCCCTTCTTGTACGTTCCCTCTGCCGCACGGACGTTCAGGAAAATACCCGCCATGGGGTGAATGCCGACAACCACACCACCCGCCGTGATAGGATCATCCACGACCTGACAACGCAAATAATCGATATTGGCGACATAAAGGATTGCCGCTTCCTTGCCATCTACTGAGGCTTTAAACTTGCCTTTCTCAAAATACCCAATCGTGCCGGGCTGAGTATCGACCGCCGCCGCACCTTCTCGGTTTAGCATAGGGTTGATAAACACGCCGCCAGCATGAATTACATGTTTTCCGTCTTTCGCCATTTCTATTACTCCGGCATAGATGTGAATGATTCAGAATTGTTATTAGTAAATGCAGAATTAAGCCCCGCTGAGGACTGGCATTGCGCATAGAAGCCGTCGAGCGCTGCGCCATCCAGTGCGTTAACGGCGGTGTCATCCAGACCAAACTTGGCTTTGACAGCGGCGCGTTTGTCGCTCTTCTCCTTGTCTGCGTTGGCGGTCAACTGAGATTCCAGCGTGGTGATTTTGTCAGTCAGTGGTTTCATGGCTGCATTTATTGCTGCGGTGATCACATCAGTATTTGTTGCGACCTCTTTCTCTTTTTTCTCGCGCGCAGCCTTTTCTTCCGGCGTTTCTTTGTCTTTTGCTTCGTCAGCATTCATCTGGTTGTATGCATCAAGCAGCTCAGCTTCGGTCTTGCCGTCAGTCGGCTTACCTTTCGCTTTCAGGGCGTTAACAATCATGTCTTTCATCGGGTTATTAGCTCCGTTGGTTTTAATTTCGTATTCAGTCGGCTTGCGTACCACTTCAATAGGCTCTCCAACGAGTTCAGCGGTGCCGTCATCGTTCATGAGATATTTTTGCTGGTAGGTTTTGCCGGATCGGTAGTAGATGAATTTGTCAGGCCAGATGCTCTCGGCGTATGGATAATCGTCATCTGGATATGTGGCTCTTAATTTCTCTCTGAGTGCTGAGTGAATATCGTCGAATGAGAAGTTAGAGGCATTAGTGAAGAAGAACTTGGTCTTACCTATCCACCCTTCTTGGGTGCAGTTAGACGCATCAGACAGATTAACTTGCTCGACGACTATCTTTTCACCTTCGGCATTGACAAACATTCCCACGCCTTCTTCTGGTGTAGCTGCACCCGGTTCGTTGGCTGGTAATACAGCGATATGGTCAAACTGCATATTGCGGGCAACCCACGTATACGCTTTGCCCTTTGATTTTCCTTTGTTCTGCTCTCTCTGCAACAACAGACCGGTTGAAACATGGATTGATTCAGCGCTATTCCCCGCGATAATGTCATCAATACGGGATAAAAATTCCGCCCCCTTGTTGGTTGAACCCGCGAACCGACGATTAACTTTTACATCCATAACAACTTTGTCGCCATCCTTACGGACGTTCTCAGCCCATGCGCCGATATGGAATTGATTGACTGCTCTTGGTGTGTCAGCAGATATATACTGATCATCAATTTTGGGGTGTCCGTAAGGAACCTGTTTCCCCTCCATTGATTTGTAGCTCTTGTTAATCTCACTGGCTGGATATAACCCCCCGTTCATCACAACATCATCGACAACGGGCACAACGCCACGAATGACGACATGCTCATCACCATCGATAGTTTCAGTTGAGATATTGGAGGAATTTAGGGCCAGTGACTTAATATGAACGCTAGATAGCCCCATGCTTTGACCTCTTTGAATTGTTACTTAGATGGTTCAGGCTCCCACGTCTTGCGCTCTTCCGTCAGGCGCTCAGTCAGACCCGTGTTATACAGTTTATCGTCATCGCCCAGCACCACAGGTTGTTGAGCGCAGTAGCAGCGATAGCGATTCCCGTTTTTAGAGTAAAACACCTCAACCTCCTGCTTAGTGTAGATCTTCCCGTGCCTCGCAGCGTGCCATGATCTGGTGGTGGGTTTCAGGGCTGATAACCAAAGCAGTTTAGTATTCAGGCCTAACCGTTCTTTAGCCCACTCCATTTCATTCCAGTTAGCATTTCGCAATGCGCCAACCTGCTCCGTCTGGGCGATGTTTTGAGCCATACTCATTGACACATCAAGGCGTTTGCTGACAATAGCCGCTGTCTCTCTGGGGTTAACCCCACGAGCGATAGCCTCAGCGATTACATGCGATAAGTCCGCCCTTGCTGCATCAGAGATCCCTGTCCAGTCGCTATAGGTTGCTACAAATGCCGTAGCAATCTGATTTTGGTAGGCTGGCATTGATAACAAGGCTGATAGCGTAGTTTGCTGTGCGTAGATCTCTGACTGTATAGCCAGATTCGTGTGGGCGTTTAGGGTTCCGCGTTTATATTCATCAGACACATAATCAAACGCCCATAACTGAGTTTTCCCGCCATCCAGCAAATGCTCATCAAGAATTGCCTGGATTTTTTCCAGCAATAACGCTAAAGCAGTAGCTGACATGTCATAGATGAAAGCCTCTTTATTAACACGAAATAAGCAATCCGGCCGTCCTACCCCGTTTTTAGCTAATAACCAATCCGGCTTTCCATCTTGTTGATGTCCGATTAGAGTACTGTCAAATAATTGCCTGAGAGCCTTCTTGATGCTGTAATACCGCTGCTCGATATCACGGAACATTTTATTAACCGAACGGTATGATTGAGTAGGGTCGTGTTTATTCCTCGGTATTATCGGGGTTCCGATTCTGGTCTGGGTCATCGGTTAGCGGATCTCCTGTTATGTCCTGTGGTTCGGGTTCATCTTCCAATGGTTCCAGCTCACCCACGGTACGTATTTCATTCGGTGTAAATATTGGTGTGCCGAATGCCTGCTGAGTTTTCAATGCTGCCTCAGCCATCTTAATCATGTTGTCGATCTTCTCTTGCTCACTGGCTGCGAGCATGTCAGACCATGCAATGGTGACCTCACCCGATGTTGGCGGTTCGATAATGCCAATCTCCCACAGTCTCTTTATTAGCTGAGTGACATACTGCGTCAGAAATCCCCAGCGGCGACCGTTCAGGCGTACCTTCCATGTAGCATCATCTTTATCACCAGCCAATTTCCCTGTCTGAGTACCAAACAGGATCGTGAACGGCACTTGAACAGAGGCGCAAAACTCACGCGTAGTGACTTCCCATGTTGGAGTTGGGTCACCCGGCGTGACTGATAACACATTCAGCTTACCTGCTTGCATAACAGCGGCTGAGTCCGTCCCCCTGTTTAGCTTATGGATTTTATCTTCCAGTGCTGCCCCCAGATCTGGATAGCCTGCCTGAACCGCCGCAGTGGTGATATTGTTTAAATCAGTTTCTTTATCAAACTCCACCCCAATCTGACGGGAAGCATTTTTCAAAAAGCCCTCAGAACTGCCGCCAGAGACTTTTTCAACGTCCAGCAATTTGTTATACCCCGCCCTGAGCAGGGGCGTTCCAGAAAAAATATTCCCATCCTCAGCCCCCTCGCACAAAACAATGACCCGCGATGGATGAATAGCAAGCTGCTTGGCTGGCCCTTGTATCTCAACCTGACCGACCGGACGCTCATCAAAGTTGAACATCGCTGGCTGTCCGTAGGTGTCTGAGTTAATATCAGTATCCCACTCAGCAATGGTAAGCTGAGTTTCCCAGACCGGGATCAGGTTAACTAACGCGTCTTCTTTTAATCGTGCTACCACTACCGTATCAATAGGCTCACTCCATGCCCGACTATCCCGAACCTGAATGAGCAGCGCCGAGTAATGACCAATCATATTACGGCGATCAGCGTCTTTGACTTTCGGCCAGAATCGCTTTAACAGCTTTGTTACTTTTGTTTCCCATGAACTGGTGACGTCTGACTCGCTCTTTTCCTCACCATCAATAATGGTCGGGTTATCCTGCCAGCAACCATCCAGTAAACGATGCACAGCAGCATGCGCTACAGCATTGCGCTCATAGGCGTTGTAATACTCACGAAATGTTAGCCGCTCTGGATACCCAAACTCAGAATAGATATTGGTGCGTTTCGTATTACCACTCACGCCACCCGACGCATAAATCATCCGTTTGGCGATAGTGTCAGCTAGACTATTAACAAGAATTGTTTTGCTTTCACTCACGAAAGACTCTCCTTAAAAGAAAAATGCGCCGATTTTCTTTGGCTTATGCAAGACACGATATCGCGTGGCATCCCAGTCGTGATCTTCCTGTTCGGTATCAACATCATCAGGGTTTTTGCTATCACGAACCAAAACCGGAATGCGGCTAATCCAGCCCCGGCAATAATCGAACACGTAGAACGCGGGCTTTTCTGGCATTCCTGACTCGGACTTCTTACCTTCAATGACAGCCTCCAGCATATCAGCGAAGAGAGAAGCGCCATTGATACGAGAACCGGGCTTTTTATTGGCTTCTAGCCACTTCACACCCTGTTTTGCCATCTTCTGTGCTATGGAATCTTCGTTATCGCCCGTATTAAAGATGGAGCCATCAGCGGGGCCAGAAATTACTTTCTTGCAGATACCGGGCATGATATTCAATTGTCCTTGCGTTTTACCGTCCTGTTTAATCTCATCAGGCTCTATAACATCTTCGCCAGCCAGACGCCGATCAATCCACTGTACGCCCTTAGCCACGTTGGTAGATGACATATTCAGCCCTTTATTGAGTTCATCAGGCGGGCAACCGTACCATTCACCAATCAGAATCAGCGAACCCGCAGGAGGGCAGAACTTTCGGCCATCCGATAAAGTTGCCTCTGCCCCATCTGATTCAGCCCACCACAGATTGGCAAACGGTTTTGATTCTCCCCAGTCATGAGAGCGGTCAACCGTCCAACTGTCGGGTATTTTAAACGGTTTAATGGTGTGATAGTTCGCATTCCACAGATGATCGAACCGCCCACCACTGGTAACGTCCCATGAACCCTCAACCCATGCTTTTCTACGGTTCGGGTCTTTGATATTCATCAGGGTAGCAATGTATTGTGGGTCTAAGTAGGGGTTCTCTTTAAATGAACCATGAATGGCGACGCGAGTTAGTGTTATGTCCTCATCTTTTTCAGTCTGAGGATTGAACACCTTTTGAGTTTCACGAATAACCGTTCCGCGTGGTGCAGGTTCAATAAACCGTTTTTTCACCCAGGTATGCCCGATACCAAACGGGTTAGTTGTGCTGAATGTTTCAAGCGGAATAGATTTTAATAGTGAACCGTCCTCACGCGGGTAATCTTCTGGCCTGAATGACGAACGCCGACAAGAGAACATGGCCTCATAAAAATCTGCTGATTTCTGCTTGGTTAATTCGTTGAAGCCGATGAACGGGAATTCCTGCCCGTGATAATCCCAATAATCATCCGCCTCTTTGCCGAAACGGAATAACAGTTCCTCACCCGTAGGCCATACCCAGCGTAACTCAGAGGCAGAAGCAAGAAAACGCGCACCATCTTTAAATAGACGATACATACGCTTTGACTGAGTGATGATATCAGCAAGGTTTTTGTATTCAGTATCAAATATCACCCCCCTCCAGAATGAACCGTAACCGATACCCACATTGCGTCTGAATCTGGCTAACTGCGCTGCTGTTTTGCCGGGGCCACGAGTTCCCTCATAGAGAATTTCATTACATGGGCAACTTAAAGACAGAGACTGAGACCCGGGAAGAGGCTTCCAGACCACATTGTAATTCATCCGCCTAATACCTCGCCCTGTTGCTTCTGTGCCGCTTTTTCCCAATCATCGACGTTATCGCAGGCAGGTACGGGCATAATGTTATGGGTAGCCACCACCTTTTGATCAATCTGCTCTTTAAATGCCTGAACACTGATATGTTTCCCAAGCAATTCCAGATTTTTAACCTTATCAGGCCACTTGATCTTCTTGAGTAAGGCGGCGGTATCTTGTGAACCTACTTCCAGCACTTCCAGACCTGATAGCGTAGTACGCCACACTTTAGGCCAGTCTTTAACTGACTTGAGTTCGCCTCCATCAGTGAGAATGTCGAGGACGTCCATTTGGTCAATTTCAACTAACCGCTTTAATACATAAGTCGCATTAATCCCGACTTCTTCATTACGGCCTGCCTTGAGTTCGGCAATACGTGACTGAATATCAGGTTTTGACAGGTTTTCAGACGCAGTGCGGTTTGCGGTTTTCTCGCTGTACCCCGCACGAATGGCCGCTTGAGTGGCGTTCAAATCTACGAGGTACTCACGACAAAACATTTCTTGTTTGTCGGTGAGTGCCATTTACTTTCTCCATAAATCAGAATAATTAACTGGTCTGGCTGATATAAGCCCCTCTTCGGGCGAGACCACCGAAGCCAAAAACCTCCACAAAATTCTATCAACGCCACTCAGGGAATGACGTTTGCAGCATTTTGTAAAATCACCGTCTTGCGATAACTTAGCAATTACAAATTCACTTCCTCATCGGTAGGTAATCGATACCGACCGCTTTTCTCTCTGATACCAATATCCATTAGCATTATCCCGAATTCATGCAGGAACGCATTCATGTAACGCTTGCCGCG